CCATAACCAAATTGAATAAGGCTCATTTGGTGTTGGTCTCATTCCGAAACCAGGATTAACATTTATTTCGCCCATTTTAATAATATCTTCTTTACGATATAGCTTATTTGCAGCCATCATTTTTTGGCAAAACTCACGCTCTCCTGCACCACCGCCTGAATATCTGTAACGAGTCCTAAATAATTTAGTATCTTGTTCGGAATTTCTTTTTGGATATGCAACTCCGGTAGATGCTAAATGCAAAACTTTAGTTAATAAACTTGGGTTATTTGCCTTATTAATTAAATTATCGTTTTCTTCTTCCTCTTCATAATCGACCATTCTACTATCGATTAACTCCCACTCTTCCAAATCCAAATCACTTGAAAAACTTGTAGGGTCTATTTTACTCAATCCAAATGCGTTTGCGTCTTTCAAATTACCCCCTCCTTGTTCCGGTGCTAATCCAACCAATGCACGAATTTCGTTTGGAGTCATTGATTCAAGAACTTTATTTGCAACCAATGGAGAAAGCGAGTTAATACCTTCAATTACTTTGCTGCCTTCGTTATTAGTTAAGTCACCTTCCGAATCTAATGGGTTTAAGTCCTCAAATTGTAGGTTTAAACTGATTCCGTTAAACGCTAAAATGTCATCGAATGCCTCAAGTATTTCGTTTTGCATTGGTGTAATTACCATATTTGTAAATAGGATAATCGAGTTGCGTAATTCGTCAGCGTTTGAACCAAATCCGTTTGAAGTTGCTACACCAAAAATAAGTGGAGAAGTAACATTGTGACCAAGCATAATTTTACGCATTGATTCCTCGCTTAAAAATGCGTAATGTTCCGGTGCATTATCTACGGGAATTGATTCTATTGTTGTAGCACTTTCTGCGTTACGATTAAATGCAACAATAACTGGATTCCCTTGTGCTCCGGTAAGTTTAGCAGTTATTTTAGATGCAATTTGTTCTTGCTGCTCTTCTGTAGGTATTCCGTTTGAAAAATTTAATAACACTTTTCCGCTAAAACTACGCTGAACATCGTTAATCAAATAGTCCGCTATTTCTTCCTCCAACATCGCATATGGCAAACTACCTTGATAGTCAGGATAGGAATAGTATTTCATTCCAACTGCATAAGGTTTAGAAAATAATATTTCCACCTCATCTTTTGATGTGCCAAATGCCGAATATCTTTGTGGTTTAAATTTCTTTACATCAGTCCAATCGTCAGAATAGTAATAACCAACTATATTTCCGTCCTCATCGCACTTTTCTGCACGAATTAAGTTAGTTGGTATGTGGTAAGCCTTTAATATTTTACTATGGTCTTTACTATAATGTACCTGAATCGCAAATTGTCCAAGCATTTTTCTATCCATACAGATTTTACGCACACAATCTTTGTTAAATAAAGCCATCATTTGTGCGTATTCGTTTGGCTTTTTAGACGCATCTAACGCACTTAAACCACGACCATATATAAGACGTGAGATATTGTTTATTATGGCGTTATTCGTCGTTGAATTCGTATACCTATCTATAAGGAATTGATAGTAATTATTATCTTCGCCATATTCTACCCAAGCATCTCTTTTAGATTCTTGAATAGTTGGTGTGGAATATGCTGCTAAATTTAATATGTGTACGTTATTACTCATAAACTATGAATGTATTTGTAGTATTGTTGCTTGTATATTGTGCATTGTTTACAGAAAATGTAGATGTACTTTGGTTTGTACAGAATATCTTATCTCTAAAAACTATATCTGAATTATTCTTTATTTCGATTGTATAAAAATGATTTTCTTTAAGATTAAAAACACCCCTTAATTGAACGTAATATCCAAAATCAGAAATTACATAACCAGTTATTTCAGTCGTTACATTTGTTTGCTCATCCGTAACGTATACATTGGTGAAAGTTGTACTTCTTGGAATGAAGAAAACTTGTTGCGTATTTACATTTTCGGTTGTTAGAATAATCATATATAACTATAATTAACTTTTCGTTATTTTGTTTTTTAAATCAAAAAAGGCGACCTATAAAAGCCGCCTTAATTGAATGTATTTTTTGTTAAAGATTAGTCAACAACTGTTGCGGTGCTATCAAAAAGAAGAAGTAATGTAGCCTCACTTGCACAATTCATAAAGTTAGCAGGGGAAACCTCCATCGCACTAAATGTCAAATTATAACCATTAAAATCACCCATGTTTTGACCGGAAGAGATACTTCCCGCAGTAACATCAGCGCCTTGGTCAAGTCCCATTAAGAAAAATTGGTGAGTTCTTGTTTCAACAATGATTCTTGGTCTACCCGCAGCCAACAATTTAACTTGTTTTGTAGTCGCAGCATCTTGGCTCTTCAATTGAACAGTTAAAACTTGCTCAAAGAAAGTTGTTCCATTGTCTCTTGATGTTTGGATAGTTTGTTCAAATCCATTAGCACCCTTCAATTCATATTTGTATAATGAAATTGGTGCTGCATTATTCCATGCAGTAATTTGGTCGGTAAATTCACCTGCACCATAAACCACATCAGACGCTTCTAAATCACCATAATTGGCAAAATATATATTTAATAATCCGGAAACAGAATCTTTACACGATTCAAGTCTTCCCATACTTACTTCACAAGGCATATTTTTAAGTATTAAAAAAGGGGAAAGGATTAACTCCAATCCCCTTAAAGTTTATAAATTAGTTAATTAGTTTGCAGCGTTAGGAATTCCGTATGTTACTACGTCTTCGATTGCTCCAATTTGTACACCTGCAGAATAACGCATGATTACTCGGACATTTTTATCGCCCAAAGTTGCGCTCGTATCGATAACTTGTACCTCTGACATGTCACTCATTAAACCAGTACCGAAATACAAGTTAGAAGACTGCGCACAAATTGCAGTATTAGCAGCAAGACCGTTAACAACGAACAAAGGAATACCGTCAAATGAAAGTTCTCCATTTGTATACCATTGTGTACCTTTAGCTTCTGTACCTGAATTAGATGTAGCAGCAACGCTAAATCCACCTAATGCACGAACATATGCTCTTGCAACTCCTGAAGGAACGTAGATTTTCAAATCTTCTTTTCCATAAACTGTAGCAGGAATAGCATCAACAATTTTACCAAGTTCAGTAATAACTGTTGCAGCAGCAGAAATAGCGGATGTTCCTGCAACTTCTTGAGCAGCTGGCAATAAAGGGTCTGTAGAAACGATAGAACCGAATCCTGCAAATTGTCCTGAAGTAGCACCAACACCCGTCCAAATTGAAGCCTCTGTAGCAGCAGCAACTTTTTCAGAAACGTGAGCAATTAAGAAATCAGAAAATGTTTTCGGTAGCACATCGAAACTTGAGAAGCCCATTTCTAAAGCCGACCAATCCGATGCAAATGTACTTTTACACAAATTAAGATTTACTTGTAACTCTTTTGGTTGAATGATTCTTTCTGTTAAAGTAACAGTTCCAGTTGGTTGGAATTCACAAGAAGCATCTTTTACAAGATTAGCATCTGTCGAAACTTTTTTAACTACTGATTTGAATTTTACGTTTGGCATAACTGTAACTCCACCTTTGTCGATTGTAGGTGCAGAAAGCAATGCAGCAGCGATGTAACGGCCTGCGAATTCTCCGGCGTACGAAGTGCTTATGTTAACTGTTGTCGGCATAATTTAATTTTTTTTTAGTTTATATTATTATTATTTATTTAATTTCTCGTAAATTGAATCCATAACTGTTCTTGAACGATTCTGCGCATATCTCATTCCCTCTACATTTGTAGTATTTTCAGGATTAAATGAAATTGGCTTAGGCGTTTCAGTAAGTTCAACTACTTCTTCAACTTTAGATGTTTCAATTTGTGATTTCAATTCTACGATTTCAGCTTTCAATGCTTCGATTTCCGAAAAGAAAGATTCTTTAGTAACTGATTCGATAGTTTTCTTTGGTGTTACAGATGCAGTAGGTGCTTCAACTTCCGCAGCAACTTCTTCTTCAACAACTGCTTCAGGTGTTTCAACTTCTTCTTCTTCCATTTTCTCTTTGATTTCAGCAATAACACCTTCTGCCATTACTACCAAAATACGTCCGTCTTCCATTTCGTATTCTCCAACCGGAACAGGAATCTTTTGTTCGTCTTCTGTTAGAATAAAAACTTCCATTTCAGGCTCGAATGAATCAGCCTCTAATACTGTCATTCCATCAGCAAGTTTCATTTGCTCTAATTTTACTTCCATATTAAGTAAAGTTTTAATTTGATTTATAATGTTCATATTACTATAATTAAATTGTTATTATTTTGT